TCTGACTGCGATACCCTCTATGTTTGCGGGACTGAGATGGCATTCTTATCTTTCTTTAAAACATTAATAGCCAAGTCTAAGCCCGTAACTAAACCATCTGACCATTCATCTTTTACTTCAATCTTTAAATTTTTTATTACTTCAATAACTTTATCTATTTCAGCCTTAGTTTCAAACATAATAAGTTGACGAATCTCTTGAGTCATATCGTCTTCTTCTTCTCTAAGCATAACTACTCCTTGAATAATTCAACTGGCACTCGCCAGCCTTCAATGTATGAATCATACCATTCGTCAGTCATATAGTCCTTAGGTGAGATGTGTCCATATAACTCAACTTCAGAATAATAATCAGTGTCTAATACCTTTGCTCCAAATATATAGTTATTAATATCTTTCTTCCAGAAAGGAATAGAGGTTTGGGTTCGTATAGACCTGACCTCATAGTTTGCACCTACATCAGCCAATGATTTACGCTGAGGGTGGAGGCTATTTGGATACCAAGGGACATTCCAAGACTGGTTATATTGTTTGGCTACTGCCCATTCACATACATTTGCTCTTACATTTGAGAGTAATTCGTGTTCTAGTTTTCCATCTACTTTACCTTGAGCATAATTAGGTTTATCTATAGAACCAAACTTTGCAAGCCATCGTTCTGTTGCAAGCATAGTGCATACTCTAACCTCATCTTTACTCAACGCTATTATCATACTGCCATCTTAGATGTCTAGCATCATAATCATATCCCATTTGTTTATACTCAGAAAAACTTTCTTTGTTTTTGTAAATTAACCAATTAAATTCATAGGAGAATAAAATAATAGAAAATCCTAAATCTGCTTCATCCCATTCATAAAAACCTATATAAAACATTTCTTTAAAAGAATCCCAAAAACTATAATTCTTAGCACGTCCTGCAAATTTAATCTTCATTACTTATCCACCATTCTCTGGTATGTCTGACATAAACATAAACTCAGGGTTAAATGATAGCCAACAATTTAGGTTAGCGTTAGCATCGGCACGCCCGTATCTATTTTTTACAGGGGCAACAGCCATAGAAGTGCCAACAACTCCAAGGGTACAAATAAGCGCAGGAAGTTGGGCGACTTTACCCTGAAGAGCCGAGCGAGGTTGACAAGGAGTACCAAGTACAGCCTCAGAAGTATGGTGCAAAATAATGATAGCAGCGTTAGTAGCACGAGCAAGGTATTTTAACTCCTTCATAATAGCCCTCATAGAAGCAAACTCTTCACCTCCATCAGTTGCAATATCCATAAGATTGTCTACAAAGATTGCTATAGGTGGGCAACCCCATAGTTCTTCAAAGGCTTGGACTTCTTCATCTATGTCTTGCAACGTAGGACTAGATTCAAATGACCAAACAATATGAGCACCCTTTGCTAATACGGCGCGAGTCCAACCTTGGTCAGTATTCATCAATTGTTCTACATCAGTTTGATTCTTACCTGAAATCATTGAGGCTAAACGCATAGCCATAGTGTGTGCATTAGTGTCAGCAGATATATATAAACTAGGCACCTTCATATTTAATGCTAAGGCTAGGGCAAGAGTTGACTTACCTACCCCAGGAGTTCCCGCGAGCATAGATACTTCGGCTCTGCGAAATATAATTTTGTTGCTTTCAAATGTTTTAAATACAGAAGGTAATGGTTCACCACCTATATCACGTCTACCTATACTGCGAACTAAGGTTTTCATTTTTACCTTCATTAAAAGTAATTGGGTATTTTGGATATAGTTTTTTGAAACTGTAACTCATTTGTCTTGTTGACCAGTTATGTATACTGCATACAAACTTAAAATATAATTTCATTGTATCCCCAATAACATCATAATAAAAGCAAGTACTTGTTGTATTTCTAAATAAAATAACATTAACATTTCAATCATTTAAACTTCCTGTCTTAAGTTGGAAGAGGGATAATTTCCCGTTTAATACCCCTCTGCCAATTCTTATTGTAGTTCTTGTTGAACTAGTTTGCTGGCTTGCATTGGTCTGGTGTCCCCTGCGGGGTTGGACAAGCCCAAAACGCGTAAGGTTTCCCCGTTGTTTTGCTGGTTCCACTGCGATGAACCCGTGCTCCGTGTATACAAGTCGGTGTTGATAGACCTGCCGTAGCGGATGGAGCCGATTGCGGGGCGGTTGTTGAGGTAGGCATTTGCATTGTGCCTGCTGTTAAACCAGTGGTCCCCAAAGGGGCTGTGGTGTAAGCACCTTGAATTAACTTTCCTGTTGCTGCTATCTGAGTAGAGTAATCACTCACACCCTCAAGCATCACTGATAATTCTTCGGCTGTTTTTGCACGTATATTAATCAAGTCTCCACTTGGAGTTTTATAAGAGACCTGTAACTTCCATTCTTCAGTTGCCATTTATTTTTCCTTCGTGAATTGGCAGTGTTCTGTGAGTCCACAGTAACTGCACGATTGTAGGTTCGGTAGAAATATACCAGCCTTACGAGCCTTATCAAAGCCTGACACGAAATATTCTAATGTGTCTAAGGTATATCTACTAAGGTCAACCATTTCCCCTGTCCCTGACTCACGAGACATCCAGTAATTACCTAGATTGACTTTAACGCCAAGCATCTCTTCTACACCGACTTTATAAAAGCCTAATTGTAAATCAGATATTGGCTTGCGAGAGGATGTTTTCAAGTCGACAATCACAAGTTGTCCGTTAACTTCAAATATCCTATCAATAAACATCTTCACTTGAACATCAGCAATGATGGGATTTAACTCCAACTCAATAGCCCGAACACCTTGAGGGGTAGTCCAGATTTTCCAGTCTTTATTATTTTTGCGCCAAGAGATGTAGTTATCTACCCACTTGGAACCCTGTGTATTCCACCAAACAGCATCTTCCTTATTTGGATTCGCAATCGTTGAACGACCAGCAACACGAGCAATTGAAAAATCTAATCCTTCAGTTTCTTTTAGCCAAGCCTTATCCCATAGTTCATTCATTTTCTAGGTCATACAATTCTGTTGCGTGGTGAAATGCTCTGCCACCAGCAGACCAAATACTTGGTTCTTCTGGTAGTTGTAATAATCTTCCTAAGTAATACTGATAACCACAAGTCAAATAAGTTGTAAATGCTGAATAAGATATATGTGCGGGTAGTTCATAATCATCAAGTTTAATCATACTTTCTCCTGTCTTAATTAGATTAGATGATTCTCCTACGGAGGACAGGAGAGTACTCAACATAAAAGAATCATCTAATATTTATTTAGTTATATATCTTATTGCCCTGTCGGGCAACTAGATTTAGGAAAGCCCCCCCACCCCCCATAAAAAAATTATGGTTGGTAGAGAAGACATAACCCTGTCGGTGTAACCGTCATTGAGGTTTCGCCCCCACCATTGCTGGTAGATGTATCTTAACATAGGTCACTGACATATAAGGTAGGCAGACACGCTAATTAAAAACACGAGAATGAACAACAAAAGACCCCCTTCCTAGTATCTCTACTAAGTTGGGGGTTATTTGTGTCTCTAAAGGGCGTTGTAGGCCCTACTAGGGGTATTTAATTAGTTACTACCACGACCAAATTCTGTGGCTGAGGAATCCAAAGCCTTTAGAAGAGGTCCTGCTACAGCAGCAACTCCTGCTAATGCAAGTGTCTTTAGGTCAGTTGTACCAGCAAGGTACAATGCAAGTACAGCAGCAAAACCAGCACGAGCATAAGAAACTAGAATTGCTTTTAGTTTATTTGTATTCATATCCATCCTTAGGGGCGAGCAACGCCCATTACTAGGGAGTAGGCACGTTTCTTTAGATACACACCATCTCCGTTTGATTGACTGCCCTTATTATCCCCTGAGGTATTACCCTCATAGACCATAAGGTATTTCTTTCCATCGTTACTAGAGCAGATACCCACGTGGTCAGCCTCTGCGTCAGCATCGAATTGAAAGAAAACTATGTCTCCAGGTTGGGCTTTGCCCACTGGGACTATCTTGCCTTTACTTGTAAACCATTTAAGTCCTGCTTGACAAGATGCAAATCCTTTTTTAGTTTGGGCTGCTATCTTC